CCCAAACCTAGTGAAAACAAGGAAATCCTCTCCTACGCGACCGCCATAACTGGAATTGAAGGTAGTGATTACATCACGCCACTCAATCGCAAATCCTCTCCTGGTTACCCATATACATTGAGTAATAAAGGACCTGGAAAGCGTGAGTGGTTTGGTTATGATGACTACAAGATAAACCCAGATGTGGAAAAGGACGTGAACCAACTGATTGACCTCGCTCGGAAAAATATCCGTGGTGACGTTGTTTGGGTGGCAACACTCAAGGATGAACGCCGGCCAATCGAGAAAGTGAACAGTGGTAAGACGCGAGTCTTTACTGCTGGACCTATGCACTACACCATTGCTGTACGGATGTACTTTCTCCGTTTCGTTGAACATGTGATGAACAATCGCATCGAAAACGAGATCGGAGTTGGTACAAACGTTTACTCTCTCGACTGGCACAAAACTGGAGAAGCCCTCTCTCGACTCGGACCTCATGTCATTGCTGGAGATTTCTCCAACTATGACGGCTCACTCCTCCAGAGTGTGTTATGGAAAATTCTTGACCTCATCAACCAATGGTATGATGATGGAGAAGAGAACGCACAGATCCGCAGTGTTCTCTTTGAGGATATTTGCGCCGCACGTGTACTCGTGCGAGGCGAATTGATTCAATGGGACCACTCCCAACCTTCTGGCAATCGTCTGACCGTTATCGTAAATTCCATTTTTAACCAGATCATTATGCGATACGCGTACATGGCCATAAAGAAGGAGCAACAACTCCCACTCCTTTGTGACTTTGACCGCCATGTCAGCATGCAGACCTATGGTGATGATAATGTCCTGAACATCGACCCCGACACACTCGAATGGTATAACCAAATCACCATTACGGATACTCTCGCCAAAGTAGGTATGACCTACACCGACGAGGGGAAAACTGGAACGCTTGTGAAAGCTCGCACTCTCCCGGAAATTGCTTACCTGAAAAGACGATTTGAACGTGACCAGTTTGGATTTTTCCGAGCACCCCTTGACATAGGTGTGTGCAAAGAAATGACTAACTGGATACGTGGACTTAATGGACCTGGCAAAGATAGCACTTTGGAGAATGTCCTGGCCTCAACCAAGGAACTTTACTATCATGGTAAAGAAACCTTTGA